CCGATAATCGTTAAATTCCGCTGGTTATCTTTTCCGATAGCCTCAACCGTGTGAACTGACTTTTCGAGGTCCTCGATCTTGTCTGATAGATCGCTCAATCTCTTATCAGCCTCTTTTGACGTTTGCGTGCTCCGGTACGAGAAATAACTTGGAATCATCACGACAAGAATCGTCGTGACACGTTCCATAAATATCGACCAGTCCAACTTTACCACCCCCTTTTAGTGAAAGTGTTTCTTACTGAACGGGTTGAGTTTCAAGATCGCCCGTTGGTTTTGGCTCTTCCGGTTTTGGCTCGGTCCATTTCCAGATACCAATCTTCCCGTTTTGGTGCAATGATTCGAGCTGCTCAAGAGTTTCGCCTTGGTAAGTAAACGGCTGATTCACTTGGACCATTACGCGCTTACCTTCGCTGAATTTCTCGGTATGGTTTGGATCCTCGATCGCAAAGATCGCTTGCGCTGGATAGGTTGCCCCTACTTTACCAAGATCAACCAACTCGAGGCCACGCTTGAATACTGTCGGATCAAGCGGACGATCGACGTCAGTTACGCGAGCGAGTACGCTCCACTCTGCGACATCTTTCACTTTTTGGATCTCTTCGTCTTTTTTAGCAAGTTTAGTTTCGTATTCTTGGGCTTGTGTGTGCAAGTCCTCTTGTAACTTCTTAACCCCGTCCGCTGGATTGAATTCAGTCGCAACTTGTCCAAGTACGGCTTGGATCAATGCTTCATCTGATTCGTTGGTACGGTCCCCAATCAAGACCCGCTCAAAGGCTGTATAAGGGTTGTTTGAACGAATTGAAACGAATGTACGACCTTCTTCTTGTAAGTATTTGTTGATAATTTTGAATTCCATATTTTGTTATTCCTTTTCTAGTTTCTGTGCTGCTTCGTCAAAAAGATCTTTTAGATCTTTATCACTATCCAAAACGTCGTTAAACTTGCTTAATAGATCGTTTACGCGCTTGTATTCCTCGCTTGCTTCTTCGTATAATACCTTGTAATTCGAGGCTTCTACGATCGCGTTTGCGAGTTTTTGTGCGATATCATTTACGATTTTATCTACCGTATTCATTTATCACCTTCCTATAAACGTACATCATAAAAACCGGGAGACCCCTCACCGTGAGCAACGCGAAAGTCTCTCAAGTCTTTAAAGTTTTTGTCGATATAATAAAATAATTCAGCTAAAGATTTAGCGGGTGCGTTGTCACTTACGGAATCTTTAACAATATGCACGTCACCAATCATATAAATTCTTCGGTTGTTAAAACTGTTGAAAATTTTAAAACCAACAAAATTTTTGTTCGGATCTTCATAGCCATGGTCATTTACACCAAAAGCAAATGCCGCATGTTTTGTTCCTGCTGCAACCGTCGGAGCTAGAAAAGCTTTCCGTCCGCCAGAGCTGAACTCTAGCGTGTTGTAAGGAGACATAAACTCAATTTTAGCTGTACCATTGTAAGTGGTAACGTTGCTATTTAGATTTATAACAGTATTTCCGTTATTACCTCGAATGATACCACCCTCAAATGTCAAACCTCTAAACGTTCCAGAAGTTACACTTTCCGCGTTTAAATTGACGATATTTACAACTTCCGCGTCTATACGGCCTGCTCCAATCTTGTCTGCGGTCAAGTCCTCGATCATTGACGACTTAATAACCCCGTTTTTAATATAGGTGTTTTCGCCGATAACGATCAAAGATTCATTAATCTTAACCGAACCGTCTTTGTTTAGATTGATCTGGCCGATCACATCGCCCGCGCTGTTGAGGTTACGTACTGCCCAAGATCCTGCGAGTTGTGTGACTTGCGTCCGTGTAGCTTCCGCCGTGGCTTGTGCTTGTCTGGCCTGTTCCGCAACTTCAATCGCTTTTTGTTGAGCGTCAAGTGCCGTTTGTTTGGCTGTTTGGGACAAGCTAGTTGCTTTCGTCGCGTCCATCTTCGCGTCCTCGGCCTTATCTAACGCGCTGCTTGATCTGGACGCCGCTTGTTCCGCCCTGTTTTGGGCCATGTATGCAAGTTGCCTTACACTATCAGTTGCGCTCGATACTTCACCAATTTTCGAGGTAATCTGCGATTCAAGCGACCGTGTTTCAGCGAAAGCATCATCAAATTGGCTTGGCTTATAAGGCCCTGTGTTTGACCCACGAACCAAAATAGGCTCTTTGAATTCAATCCAGCCATTCTTGGCTAGGAAAATATAAAATGGATAGTTTTTATCTTCACCGAAAGCGAAATCTTCCTGCATGGTAAAAGTTTTTTGGAACTCTTGCCATTCGTTTAGTGGTGGCCTATTCTCACCAATATTAGACCATGTTAGGGCTTTGTTTGCCCCGTGGTTTTTGATATTAAAAGCAAAAGAAACATCTGGATACTCTCTAATACGGTATTTAAATCCTAGCGTGTACGTTTCACCACGATATATTTTCTTTACATAAATTGGGAGTGTAAACCCTGACCAGTTATAACCAGTAAGGTCTTGTGCTTTGATCGTAAAAATGCCATCTGCGACCGATACATTCACATTTGGATTGTTATTTACGACAAGTGTATTTTTGTCCATCGTCATGGAATTAACAATCAAGTTATTATCGTCTGTGACGTACTTCCCGACTTCCGTCTGAAATATATCGCTAGACATGACAAGCCTTGATAGCTTGTCTGGTGCGCCCTCTTCTGTCGTTCCAAGTATTCGTTCAAATAACTTGGTACTTTCGCGAACCGCGTTATAATTCGTAACTTGGACCTCGATCTGTCGTTTGTTAGCCTCTACTTGCGCGTTGGTATTCGCTAGATCTCTTCCAGTCTGGTCAATTCGATTGTTTGCTTGATCGACTTTCTGGTTAGTTAAAATCAACTTGTTACCGACATTGTCCGCGGTACCCTGTGCGTTAACAATATCGATTTTAGCTTTATTTAAGCCGTTATTCATCTCGCCCAAACGGTTATTCATCGAGTAAAGCGAACTGTTAACGCTACCGCTCATCTCACCGATCCGCTGGTTCGTTTGGGTAATCTTTTGATCGACTTGGCCTTTTACTTCGACAAGTTTTTTTGTGACTTCGCCAGAAATTTTATTAAAAATCTCTGTGCCGTTGTCATTTTCGGTAAAAGTTCGATTGATCTTGTCGCTTAAATCCTTGCTCTTTAGGATCTCTTCTTTGATTTTAGCTGATAAGCTGTCCGTGTTTGGAAGCGTCCCTGCTTTCTCTAACGCTTCTCGAGCTTTTGCGTTAGCTTCTTCGATAGCACGGTCAGTAGTTGTCTTAGCTTCTTCAAGTTGTCTATTGACTTCTTTTTTGATCTTATCAACATCTTCTGTGTCGATCCGTTTCTCCCACTGCGAACCATTCCAGACGTACATACGGTCATAGAGTCCGTTCTTCTCAAACCAGATATCACCGATTTTATGTTCTTTGTCATCTGGTCTGTTGTACCAAACCTTGTTACCTTGAGCGTTTAGTAAATAATCTGGCAAGCTATTCTCAAAGTCCTGCTGGGCTTTAGCAATATCATCGACCCGTCCAGCGAGTCCGCTCTGCATGGTCGCTCTTACGTTCGTTCCGATATCACCAAACTCCACGCTCTCATTTCGTTCGTTTACAAAATCGTAAGTGATCGTGGTTATTTTCAAAGTTTCATCGGTCAGCCCGATCTGTGGATAATAGACGGGTACAATATCGCATAATTCGACTTCTTCGATCCAGCCTCGATCCGCATAGTCAAGTGTGCGTGCTAGATCAGCATACTCGATTTTGATGTTGATCTTAGGCTTACCAATTTCATTGCGCTCCATATAATCATTAGCGATTTTACGCAATTTATCGGGTGTTGGGATATCCTTACTCTTGCTATCAGATTTAAATTCGCTTGAGAAATCTACGACTTTAATTCTGCGATGTGCGTAGAGAGCCTTATACTTGCTATCTACATAATTCTCTGGGAGCGTGACTGTTACGGGGTCGGGCTGACTATCACTAGTGTCCCCCTCTGGTTTATCGGGAGTGTAAGTCGCAAAAGGCAGTACACTAGTGTATGCACTCTCGATTGTTTCATCAAGTTCAGCAGATAAGATGTTACGACCATATTCCAGCACGGTTGGAGCGGTACGACCTAACTGCTTATGCAGTCTGACTGTCATGTTGTCAAACTCATACTCTCCGCCATAGATGTCCAAAATAGAGCCTTCTACACCACCAAGGGCTTGTCTTGCATTCTCCATTTTGGAGATGTCAAACACACCCTTACCAGTCGTCTGGATATCAGACCAAACATCAAAACGTAGATCACCAATCGTTGCATTGTGCCAGATTGCGAGAGCAGTAAAGGCAGAACCACTAAAGACCCTGCCATTCACTAGCCCCATGTATTCCAGCTTATGACTGATATGCTGACCGTAGATTTTAACGATGTTACTGCTATCTTTTACGATTCGCGAGATCTCAAAGGTTTGGTTTTTAGTTCGCAGTCCAGCGTCAGCCTTGAGCTTCATTTCTTTCTCAAGGGTTGCAACCATTGGATCGTTCGCGGGAATTTCTGAATATAGCGTATAATTTCCGTTGCGTTCACGGGTTACAGTCCCCTTGGTAACGTTAAGTTCACCAAGACCGTAAGTGTCAAAGGCCGTCTCATTTTTATTAAACAAAATAGGTCTCATAATTTGACTCCCCAGTTTGGAATAATAAACACCTCAAAATTCCCGTCCCAACTAATCAAGTTACGGCCGTAGTCAAAGTAAGGCATCTGAAATTGAGGAGAGCGAACCACCTTATCCCAGGCTTGCAAGTTACCAGAGAATACCTGGTTAGCTTGCATATCTAGCGTGATCTTATTTTGTACAGCCTTTAACTTGGTCTTGCGCCCGTTAATAGTAAGCGTACAGTCACCAGATCCGACTAGTGTTATAACGGGTTTTGCGTTGACGTTGCCCATGCCGTTGATAGCAACCCCATTTGTCAGTTTTTGAGTAGTGCGCCCTTGCTTGTAAAATTTGACTGGATAGGTCAAAAAGTTTAGCTTGACTTTACCAAACTGTCGCATAAGGCTAGACACTTCGAAGGTCTCAATAAATGCTGACCGGTAGATAAAATCCGGGTCCCAGGATAGAGTTAAATCTCTGTAGCCGTCAACGTTTAGCCAGTTACTGATCTCGCTTTCTGCATCTGTGAGTTTACGATTTGAAAGGACGGTACAAGGCAACTCGATAGTAACCGACTTGAGCCGGTTCTTTGAGATCAAAAGATCACCATCGCGACCAGGGACCGCTACTGTTTCCACGTCACTACCAGTCGAACTGATAATATAGTCGCTGGTCACTCGTAGACCGTGAGTGGTGCTACTAACACCATTAAAAGTAAAACTTCCCATTAAGCCATTCTACCTCCTTCCAAATTCGTGTAGTAAGCAAGCTCACGCAAGAGCCTGCGCATATTTTCCGGACTAAAGAAATTGTCATTAGCCGTGCCGTTTGCGTTAAGTGTGTAGTTGTTGGTAACATTTGAGCTTGAGTTTCCACCACCCGCAAATCCAAAGCGTGTAGCTAGTGTATCAGTCAGACCACTTACAAGATCACCGCGCCCTGGCAAGTTAAAGCCAAAGCCGTCCGTGTATTTCTTACCAGACTCTACAGTCTTGTTTGCAAGATCGGTCATGGAGTCGTCTACATAGTAGCCGTATTTTTCAATACCTACTGCCATACCTTCCGGGATAGCGCGACCGACTTGATCTCTAAATACCTTGGACGGCGAGTTGATAGCCAAAGTGGACCGTGCCGCTGCAACCGCGCTACCTGCGATGCTGGCTGCTGCTGCTGCAACCGATCCGGCCATTGCGTAGATACCGCTCATCATACCTTCGCCGATAGCCATACCGGCAATATATCCGCCGTTGTATCCACCGGACATACCGTTATGTGCTGAGGTTTTGAGGTTGCTCGACGCGTTAAATACTGCTCCGGTGTGACTTGCTACACCGCTAGTCACTCCAGATCCGAATTGTGATCCGGCACGTTGCCCGTCTGAGCCTAGTGAGCTAACGGATGTATTAATCATTTGTTTTAGTACATTTGACGCACCAGTAGCGATACCTTGCGATGATGTGATACCAGCACCCATACCAGACCCAAATTGTGATCCGTACTGCTGGCCATTCATCGACATCGCGAGGAATTGAGCAGAAATAGCAAGGTTCATCACAGACGCTGCACCAACTGCTACTTGCTGACCTACACCGATACCGAGTGCGATACCAGAGCCAAACTCCGAACCCTTAGCTTGCCCATCGCTGGCCATACCGTCCATTGTAGCAGTCGCATTTGATTTGAGGGTACTTGCTGCACCTTGCACGACATCGGACCGGCTCAATACACCGTCTCCGACACCCGCGCCAAGTTCAGCACCTTTTACTTGACCCTCGCCGAACAAATTAGCCAAAACACCTAGAGAGGCATTTTTGAGTACTTCACTTGCACCCTGTACAGCACCTTGATTCTCAGTCATGCCTTGGGCATACTGACCACTTACCTGTGATCCGCTATACTTGGCTTCTGTTGGTAAGTTGTTGAAGGCTTGTTTAGATGCCTCTGTGACTTCGGACGCTGCCTGTTGGACATCGCCTTTTCCAGACCGCATACCGTCGCTTACTTTTTGAGGGATCTCACGGCCTTTAACTTCAAAACCGGCATCAGCGAGTGCGCTTCTAAACTCATCACCGATAGCGGTTACCATGTTCTCGATTTCGGGTGGCAACTCTTGGCCTACGGCCCTAAAACCTCGGAGTAGTCCTTCTTTCGCTTTCTCGCCAGATCGGTTATAAAGCTCATTGAAGCGTCCTAGTTGTTCATCTGTCGAGTCAACAAGGGCCTGTGTCTGTTCTGCAGCCTTTGGACCGAGCTTTCTCAACTCTTCCAAGAAGCCTTGGTCTAAACCACGGCGGGCCAACGTTTCAAGGTTTCCAGCCCATTTATCAACTGCTGCAATATTCTTCTCAAGATTTGCGCTCAACTGATCGACGGACAAAGCACTTTGTTGCTCGATAGCCTGGAATGCGTTTTGAACTTCACCTTTGAGATTAGCAAACTCTTGTTGCATCATCTCTACAGCTTTGCGCTGAGCCTCGTTCATATTCTCCATCGTATAGATCATACGACCAGACGCATCTTCTGTAGATTTAGCCTTGGTTTCGTTATTCTTAACGATTGTATTCGTTAATTCATTATCGGACTCTTCAGTTTTCTTGATGTCGTCCTGTAACTTCTTGACTTCTTCGTTGTATTTTTCCTTGGCTTGTGTCTTGATACTATCTCGTACCGAAGAGTTGTCGAAGAAACCACCCTCTGCCTCATCGGTTTGTTTGATAAGATCCTGGTACTGTTTCTCAACTTCCTTCATCTTATCCTTGATTTCGAGACGCTTCTTGGCATTTTCGACCATCTTCTCGTTGGCAGCCTCAATCTCAGCCGATGCTTTGGCAATCTCAATCTGCTTACGGATCGCGTCCGTGGTCATGTTGATTGTGCCGGTCGCCTTGTCGTACTGGATATTTAGACCCTCAATACGTGAATTAAGGGTTTCTGCTGCTGACGCAAGCTCTTTCTTCTGAGCGGCAGTCTTGTTTTCAACCGCGTTTAATTCGTCGATCTTTCTGACAAGGCGCTCGTTGTCCTCGGCCGTAGCTTGGATTTCGTTTCTGCGATCCTTATAGGCTTCGTTGCCTTTGTTCACACTTTCGTGTAAGTCGTCGAGGGAGCGTTTAAACTCTTCATTCTTGGCCTTGGCTTCTTTGGACGCTTCACTTTCCTGTGTTAACCATGACACTAGCCCAGCGATAGCACCGACAACCAGAAAGACTCCGCCAGAAGATAGAGAAGCTAAAGCCCCGGCTAGACCAGTAGTAGCCCCCTGGGCTATGAGCGAGGTGCTGGTTAGAGATACCAAGGAAGTGATAAGCGTACCAATTAGGCTACCGATTCCTTTGATAATCGCAAGCCCAAGCATTGCACCCTTAAAGAGCAAGACCGCACCTACAACACCAGTGAATACAGCGATAAGTGGGTCTAAAACAGGTTTGAGAAAGCCTAATACACTTACTAGTGATTTAACAACTGGAGTGGCACCGCGAATAACACCAATGATTACATTAAAAGTGCTGTTTACGGCTCCTTTAATGCTGTCAAGGTTCTGGGCGATGCTCTTACCAGTAACTGCCTTGCTCATTTTGTCGAACTCGGCAATGACATTTGCGATCCCTTTTGCTACCGCGTTCACGATATTGCCGAATGAAGTCTTGATACCCTCAGAGTTTTTCTTTGCCATCTGGGCAAAGCCGTTCGTGCCTTTATTAAGTTCAATCAGACGCTTACTAAAATCGTCAAACGTGATCTTACCGTCTTGCAAGGCTGAGTAGAAGTCTTTCTGGGCTGACGCACCAGCAAAACCAAAACTTTCAGCGGTCTTCTGCAATGCGTAAGGCATGGTTTCTTGTAAAGTTTTCCAGCTTTGCATATCAACCTTACCAGCAGATAACATCTGGCTGTACTGTTGCAAACCACGCGCTGCATCTTCCGTAGATGCTCCCGATGCAAGAAAGGCATTATTTAGGGCGATTGTCAACTTCGTAGACTGTTTCAGATTACCAGTCATTGAGGTTAACTTCTGGGTCGTACTTACAACTGTATCAAGTGTTGTTGGTAAGCCCTCGATACCCTCAGAAAGTAACTTGGTAGATGCTGCCACATCTTTTGAAGAGTGGCCCAGCGATTTCATAACTTTCGGGAACCGTTGCAAGGTATCAAACCGGTCAATCGCTTTATCCATTGACTGGCTTACAAGGTTCATCGCAGAGCTAACAGCTTTAAACGCTACCGCACCGACTGAGAAGTTCTTAATTGCGTCTTTGATTTTCTCAAAGCCTTTGGCACCCTGGCCGGCTTTATCACCGCCAGCCTTGGCATCTTCACCAGCTTTCTTAAACCCAGCACCGCCCCCTTTGGCTTCCTCGCCAGAGGCTTTTACTTTGTGCCCAGCTTGTTTAAAGCCTTCACCGCCAGAACTAGCCTCATTGCTAGCTGACTTGATTTTGTTTGATGCCTGTTTAAAACCGTCGCCAGACCTTTGAGCAAGATCAGAGCTTTCTTTTACTTTCTCTCCGGCTTGTTTAAATCCAGTCCCAGAGCGTCCGGCTAGTTCTGAACTTTCCTTGATCTTCTCGCCAGCTCTTTTAAAGCCGTTCCCAGAGTTGGAAGCGACTTCTGAACTTTCTTTGATCTTCTCCCCGGCACGACGAAAGCCGTTGCTCGATGTTTCGGATAGCTTCGCACCCTCGGCCATACGGTCACCGGCACGTTTAAAGCCTTGTCCAGCTCTCAAAGCCTTATCACCAGTAGCCTGGATACCGTCTCCGGCACTTTTGACACCTTGGCCCGATCTTCTGGCTTCAGACTCTAAACGCTTCAAGGCGCTTGATAACTCTGACAGTTTCTTGCCGTTGACCTGGACGTCAATTACTATTTTTCCATCTGCCATCTATTCATCTCCCTCCTTTCCGTCTAATCTATATTTACTTTGTAACCGGCGCATTTTGGCCTTGTACTCGCTACTATCGTTCTTTGAGGGTTTCCAAGACCGTATCTCTACTAATTGAGATACAGCCGTTCCCTCTGGCATACCGTTGAGCAGCGCGATAAATTCGGGCCATGTAAGCCGGCCTTGTGCTTCAAAGAGGTTGATGTTGTACGCTTGCACGAAGCTAGCGTATATCTCCTGCGCGTCTACTTCAAAATCAATCAAACGAATATCATCTTCTTCGTCCTTGGCTACTGGCATAGGGTTTCCGTGGCGGTCATAAATCACGCGCTCTTTTTTAGTTTTTAAAAAATTCTCGTCGATATATTCCCACACGGCCACTATATCCTCTGGATTATCCAAGGCTTCGTCCGTCATCATCAAAACCGCTGTACGCATCTTCTCAAGATTATTCATGACTTCATTGTCAAACATCTCGAATACGTCCAGCACCAAGTCAAAGGAGCAGTCCACATCATAGGTGCGCCCGTTTACTTCAAAGGAGTCCTGTATTGGCTCATTTAACTTCATGAGCTATCCCCCTTTTTACTTTTTGCTGGTTTTCTTCGTTTTCTTCGCTTTTGCTTTTTTAACAAATGATTCAGCAACCGCACCCGATGCTTTAGCTCGCTCTTTGCCTAGACGGTCAAGTTCAGCTCCTAGCATGGTATCCACCTCATCAAATGCATGATCCAAAGCGTCAAGGTCTGGATAACGTTCATAGAGTTTAGCAAAGGTCCCGTTCCCGAATAAGACATCATACTTGATCTCCGTCATTTTCTTCTGCATCTTAAAGGCTTCGTCAATAACTTCTTTGTTAATAACTCCCTCTTTGAGATCGTCGAACTCTCCATTATTCGAGCGTTCAACAAGCTCTAACTGATACTTATTAAAGCGTTCTGCGATCTCTTCTTGGAGCGTTGCGAGGCGTGAGATATTCTCTAGTGATGTATCAAACTGGAGTTCAATTTCTCCGATATTGATAGGGATGTAATTGCGTTTTAATTCGATTGAAATAGACATGATTTCCTCCTTTATGCACAAAAAAGAGCGTCCCAAAATGGAACGCTTCTACTTTTACTATTAGCCTACGACTGCAGTAGTTTTAGGAAGTGAGTTGTAAGAGATCTTACAAGAGAATTCCTCGTAGTTTGCAGCAGCCCCAGAGCCGGCCTTGATTGCTGACACGGTAGCAATTCCGACGTGTTGGTTCTTACCGTCAGAATCAACCACTTTGTGCCAAACAAGGCGATCGTTACCGAGTTTGTACTTCAACCCAGCGATAAGAGCCATTGCTTCATCTTCTTTGTCGTAGGTACCTTTGAATGTGTATGATCCTTTTACAGATGTTACAGTAGTTTCTTCTGTACCGTCGCCGTCATAGTATGCGACTGATGTTGTAGCTTCATCTGTATCGTCGTCCACATCTTCGATCCATTTAGCAAGCTCTTTATAAGATGTTTTGTCTGGTTCAGTCTTTGGATCAGTGACTGGTGCGATAAAATGCCCGCGTAGGGCGTTCTTTTGACGTGCCATATATTACACTCCTTTGTTATTCAAAATTGTTAGGTTTGCAGTGATATCCTGCAGATAAATATAAAAACCCTGCTCGTCCCGTTCGTTTAAGGATGGCTGGGTTGTTGTTAGGTTATTAAAAATATATGAATTGTTTTGACTTGGTAAGATCAGATCAAACTCGGATAGTGCCTTGTTGATTTCCCAAAGACACTCACTCGCTGTTGATTGATCTTTGACCTTTACTGCGATTTCAAAGATTAGAGTAACGTCCCTTGAACCGTCCATATATACACGCTCAACCTTACCGCCTGGCAACGGATAAAGGACCAAAGAGTCTAACTCGCTTAGAAAGTCTAGTTCACAAGCAAGCGGTAGACCGATGGTATTTATAAAATCACGCAAAACAACATTAAAATCATTGTTATTTTTCATTTAGTAAACCCCATTGCTTTTAATCCAACTTCTGCCCACTTGTTACCGTGGTTTGCCGATGCCTTTAAGTCCCAGCGCTTCCCGGTTCCAGGGGTTGTATACTTGCTAAAGCTAAAGCTGCGGTACTTGTTATAAGCACCACCGTAGAATTGGGCGCGTGCGTATGGTGTGTTGTAGATGATCTTAGAGCCGTCGCCTGCCACATGACCGCTAGTGCGTAGCGGGTCATTCAGTAGTGGCACATACGGTTCCATATCTGATAAGACTTGGTCAGCAATCTCTAACCTTGCTTTACGTTCTGATGCTTGCGATACTTTCTTAGTAGCTCCACTCAAATCAATCGTGACATTGATGCCCATCACATCACCTCGATTTCGTAGCAAAAGACTTTGCGGTTGAATGGTTCGTAAACAGGTATAATCTTGTTCACAATGTATTCATCGTCGCCGTCTTTTACAATCGAATTGCGAAATGACGAATCAAGCTCAACGTTGCAATAGCGAGGATATACGAAGATAACACCAGGCGCTCTAAATGACGGGTTCTTCTGTCCGGACGGGTTATTGACTGACCCAGGGCCGTCAAAGTTACGGTCAAAGCGTACAGGGCTTAAAAGAATCGGGTAGGAGAATTCATCTTTCCCCCACCCGTCTTTTTTACCTGTTTGTTTCGCAATCGTTACCGAATCAACCAGTGTCCGCTTATCAATAACGACCATAATCCACCCCGCTATACAAGAACCCGACCGATTTAAGAGCGTTAAAAGCATCAAGCGATAGATTATACCCCGACGCTGTTTCAGACGCTCTGGAGCTGTTATTTGAGCCGTAGGACACCGATGTGCGTCCTAGCGTGGTACTTGCAATTGTTTGTTTATCCTCGGCTGTTAAAATGCCCGTGCTATCCAGGTACTGGATCTGGTATGCCACGGCAAGTTTAACGGCCTTTTTACGAATCTTATGATCTTTGTCGAAGTCATGGAACTCGTAAAAATGACGGATAAAGAGGTTAATAGCTAGCTCTGCTCGTTTTAGTAGCTCATCAAATTCGCATGTAATCTCAAAACCTAACTCACGATATTCCTCATGTGTTAAGTATGCCATGATACCTCCTATTCAGAGGCCACCTCTTGGGCCACGGGTTCGCTATCAGAAACAATAACCAACCACTCCTTGCCAAACGCGAGGTTTGTTTTTTGGTTGATTTCTTCTGCTTCTGCAGCCGTCAACTCGTAGACCTTGCCCTCGTCAAAGTTTTGGTCTGTTGAATCGATCAAAAAGTTACAAGTAGCTTTATATTTCGCCATTCGTTACTCCTTGATCTCGTAACCGCTAGTCAAAAAAGCAGAAACTAGATTGGGATCAGTAATGGTAAAGGTTACATCTCCTTTTACCAAAACCGTCTCAACCTGTTCAGCTACTTCTTCTGTTTTAGTTGTTTTTGTTTCTTCTGCCATTCTTCACCTCTTACGCAGTTTTGTGTACGTAGATAGCTTTCTTCTTGTTATCAAGGACAAAGGCATCGTAACGGATACGACCCTCTACAAGGTAGCCGTTGATTCCTGGTGGGTTATCGTGGATCTTGTAGTCTTCGAGTTTAACTGGAGAAGTGGTAGCGATAGGGTGCGCGATAACAAACGCTACGTTTTCTGGCAAACGTGATGTTGGTGTCAAGATAACAGGCATGCCGTCGATCACACCAACTTGTCCCTTAAACGCAACTTCTTGACCAAGGTCAGAGTTCTTAACGAATGATGGATCAAGTTTGATTAGTTTATAAAACTCTGGAGATACGTGGAGTTTGCGTCCTTCTTCTGGCACGAGCGCATCAGTCAATTTCACTTGACCGTCAAGCACTGCTTCATACGCGTTGTTTTTAGTGACTGTGCCAGTTTTAACGTGGCCGTTGTCAGCGTCAGCACCAGCAACGACTTTTGCAAAACGGTATTTATCAACTTCTGGGATAACCACTTCTACCAATTGGCGAGCAAGAGCCTTACCTGCTTCCAAAGTTCCCAACGTGTCTTGCACTGAGCGTTTGTCGATTGTAAACGTGAATGAACGGTCTTTAGTGAGTGTCAATGTTTGCACATTGTTTTCAAGTTCTGCTGCAGTACCGTAGCGAGTGTTACCAGTCAAAGAGTAGTCATTCATTCCAGCGGTTGGGATTGAGTACACTTTAACGGTATCTACACCAGTAAAGTCAAAATCCTGGTTAATAATACCAGTAGAGAGGGCCTCTTTCGCAAAGCGCTCATCTACTTTTGTGTCAAATTTAGAGGCATAGTTAATAGTCATATAGGTCTATCCTACTTTCTTTTATTTTAAATGCTGTCAAAGCCAGCAAATAGAGCTTGTTCTTCCGCGCTGAGGTTGTTGTCACCACCAGCGGACGGATTGCCACCAAGCGCGAACTTTGGCTGTGGTTCCTGTGGTTCTTCCTTTTGGATAAAAAGGTAAGGGCTTGATTCCTTTAGACCGCTGATAGTTTCTTCTAGTTTTGGCTTGCCGTCTTCTGCAAGTTCGATCTTGTCGAGATCAATAAACTTCATAAGGTCCTCGGAGTTATGCGCTCCTACATCTTTCAAAGCCAATGCAACCGCGTTGGTTTTCTTAACTTGTGCAAGGTTGGCCTCGCTATCAGTCTTATAACTTTCAAATTGTGCCTGGAGGTCAGCAAGCTGTTGCTTAGCTTCCTCGCTAGCTCCTTCTTTGACTTTCAAGGCTTCGATAGCCTGGTCCCGTTGTTCAAGTTGTGTTTTTAAGCTGTCGTTTTCTGCTTGTACTTCTGACTTGGCTTCTTTGATTGCTGACCCGTACGCTGCCATAATGCGCTCAATAGTGTCCTTGTCTTCGATACCCGCATCAACTAACATCTCACGTTTTAAACTCATAGTTCAAAACTCCTTCCTGTTTTACGTCCAGAAGACGAATTCGCCGGTTTACGTCCGACAACGAAAGCGCCCAGCGGGTAACGATCCCGCAAGAGGTAAGAAAAAAGGAGGAAATCACCTCTTATCCAGATAATGGGCGCAAAATAAAAAGGCTATAAAAGCCTTTAACCTTCGTTTGGTTTGAAATACCTTTCCCTCGAATAGTCACGATGCAAGAAAGGCTTGTCCGCGATATAATCTCGCAAGGTTGCTTGCTGGTCTCTGATTTTAGTTTTAAACTTGCTGATAAGTTCCTGGTCGCCCAACTTCTCGGCAACGTGCAACTTCTCCTTAGACTTCCGAATAGCTCGCTCGTATGCCCTTTGTTTAGATTGGGCATTAGCATTTCTAATCGCTTCTTCTTGCGTTACGTTCTTAACGTCTGGGCCAAGCTCTGGCAACTCATTAATGCCAGGTACAAAAGGAGTGAGCATGTGTCCGCAGTTGATACCAAGACAGCCCCCAGCCGTCCCATAGCCATGATCCGCAAGCGATAGAATACTGATACCGTGTTCTTCCCTCGCTGGGCCATAGGTAACTATATGGTGCTGTAGTGGAGCGCAGGCTTCGCGGGCCGTAGCCTTTTTAGAATAATAAAAGGTATCAATACCCAGCTCGTCCGCTGGCATCGTCCGCATCTCTCGGTAGCTACGCATGACAGTAGTTTTAATAACTGTCCTAGCGTAGTTGTCCACTTTCCAGTAGTGCCCACCACGGTCAATAAAACCCTTAAAGCCTATCTCTTGCCATTTCATCACGGTCTGAGATACAGCCTTGTCATGTGTGACTAGTCCAACCACTTGACGGGCTACGACTTCCTGGACCATTTGACGGTATACATCTGTCACGATTCCTGGGAGCGTGGTATTAATCAAGTTACTAATATCACCGTGCGACTGTTCAAAATATCCAGCTAGCAACTCCTGCGCGTGCTTAGAATTGCCAAAATCACCGCCTCCAAGGTCGTCCAAGAGCTGTTCTTTGGTGGTCTGATAGATTTTAAAGCCTTCATCCTCAATGACTTTACGGAGCTGTTCACGGCCTATTTTAGAGTAGCGTGCGATTGTATCCAGGTTCTGCTCGTTTAGCATGTGCATCTGGCTCATTCGCTCTAACTGCCAGATATACGGGTTGTCTGCCAGTGATTCAGCACCGCGCTCTAAAAGCCTGTCAATAACCTCGTCGAACAGGTCACGCGCCATCTGATGATAGATATCACCAACTTGTGAAGCGCGCAATTCTAGTTGTTCCTCGTTAAATAATACCGGGTACTTGTTACGCGCCATTTATTTACTCTCCATAAATATCAACTTCGCTGGTGCTACGCTCTAGCTCCATGCTCTCAGCGGTTTCTTTTTTGATATCATCAAGCATTTGTTTAGCTTCATCATCTGACAAGCCCAGCGCTTTGGAAATAGCGTATTGCTTGCTGACAAGGCCACTTAATAAGGCTTTAGCGTAGTAGTCAAGTTCGTTGTTTTTATCGACAAAGACACCATCATCAAGGTTTACCGTGATATCGTCCATCTCTGGAATAGGCCCGCTATACAAGCCGTATAGCTTCCCAATTTCACAAATAGAGATCACAAGCTCTTTGATAGATTGATCCACAAGGCTCACGATGCTGTTTCTTAGTTGGTACGTGTCAGAGTTTTCGGATACAACCTCAGTCGCAGTCTTCATGCTCTTACCGTCAAACGTAAACATACCAGGCGATACTCCGACCTGCATCTCAAACAGCGCAAGGCCCTCGTTGATTGCCTTGATATAGTCGTCTGACCGGATAGGAGTAGTTAGGTCTGTGATATTGATTGGTGTATCTTTCCCACCGTCAATCTGCTCGTAAACATTCTGTTCTGGATCAAATTCGCGCGTGACTAGATCAGTGTCTCCGTGCTGGTCAAAACCGATCCGGACAGTTTGGTCCGGTACTAATACGCGTCGTTGGCCCATTCGTACTTCCCATTTAAACTCATCATAAGTGGTATTGATAAAGTCAATAGTACTCTTGGCATTATCAAAGATAGACAGACCAAGCGGGCTGTTGATATCCTTGTTATTCATACCAGGGGGTTTTAGGTAAGTAAATAACGGCCGTGTAAGCCCGTCAAGCGTTACTTCTTCCTCTAGGTCCTCATATACCTCGGATAGTGGTACACGGTCACCAACGCGCTCCTTTTCGCTAGAACGGTACAGCTCGTTAGTGATTGTATACTTGCCGTCCTTGGTCCACTCATGCAACTCTATTAGAGTATAGTAGATTGTTTCTTTGCCTACCGTCTTTTGACTCTTGTTGATAATCGCTGCAGAAGATACGTCCTGCGTGTTAGATTGCAATGGATAAAATACAGGGGCTTGAACGAATGAAATCTTGATCTTATCATCGTCAACGTATGGACGCATAGCAAGACCACCCAAGGCCAAACAACTCTCAAGGTATCGCTCAAAGTTCTTATTAAAGCGGTCATTCAGCAAAACCGTTTGAATGAACTCGTTTGTTGTTCCGTTTGCCACGCTTATCTCAGCCTGCTCATTGAATACCAGGCTGGCGATCTTCTTACAAGCTGTACGGGCAATAGGCAAGTGATTCCGTGTCCGTTGCTTGTCAACCCTGTTAGAATTGCGATACCGGATAGGGTCCCACTTACTCTGATAGTATTTCAAATTTTTCTGAATGCGATCGTATTCATCTTTGTTAATTGCAATTTTAGGATGTTCTGTGATATTGCCTAATGATTGGCTTGTCATTACATATTTACCCCTCTTAAAAATATTTCTTATTGATTGTAAGATACTCATTTCAAACCTTTCTCTAGGCTTTTAATCTTAATAGTTGTGCATTGTCTACGACCATATACTGAAACGCGTCGCAAGTGTGATCGTCCTCTTTAATGACTTTCGGGTCGTCGTCCTTGACCGTCTTCTCGTCCCACTGATAACGCTTGTGTTCCTCGATAAAATACTTGAGGTTATTCTCAGTTGGGAAATAATAAAAGCGACCATTCGCAAGTAGCGACTGGACGTATTCTGTCATTATTATTTTCTTTTTCTTGGCCACTGGGTGCCAGCGAATACCAAAGTCCTCTAAATACTGGTTTCTCAATGCTCCCTCCGCACTATCTATCGTCATTTCAATTACTGGCACATTTGGATATTTCTGCGTCTGTTTAACCACAAAGTCATGAAGCTCTTTAGACAAAACACTCGGAGCTTTCTTCTTAACCTTACCTGCTGGACTGTAGTAGTAGTTATCCACAAGATAGAGATTGGATCTGTTAGTAACCACGGCATGCAAGCAGGTAGTTGCTGATTGCTGGTGTCCGGTATCGGCTGCAAACAACTGACCTATGACACGCTCGCCGTCTGGTATCTTGTCTACACGCTTAAACAAATCCATGTTATACACGTTTGTACCAAGGCCCACAGGCTCACCCAGGTATAAATACCTGTAGTAGTCGTAGTCGTTCTCTTTGATACGCTCTATTTCGTCCAGCATTTGCTCGGTTACAAACCCCAGCTCATCATCAAGATAGCTGGATTCATGTATTAAATACTTGTCTGCTGTCCTTAACGAATCAACCCACTCATTAATCCAGTTGTAAGGGTTGCGCGGTGGGTTATACGACCAGAAGAACTGTACAAACGGATAGTCCGGGTGCTTCTGACGCATAAAGGTACTGTTTGATTGGTCGAACTCTTCCGAGTCAGCAAACTCTGCTGCTTCCTCGTACCACACAGCAATAACCTTTCCGACCTCATTAGATTTCAGCTTCTGGAAATCGTCCTGGCCGTAGAAGTGGAACGTCGAACCCGTCCGTCTATGTACGATCTTATAAGGGCTTTTAGTTCGTTTAAACTGATTAGCCATGCCAAACTTATCAAGCGCCCAGATTATCTTCTTATACACACTATCAAAGATTGTGTTACCAACTTTACGGACAATGATAATCTCTACGCATTGCCCCTGGGTTATCGCTTTAATCATCATAAAGACAAGCAAGAGAGCAATGACTGAGGATTTAAAAGAGTTCCGCCCACCCTTTAAAATGTTGTAAGGCTTTGCTGACCGCCACACGCTATAAAACTTAGGATTGATCTCTTTACTTAGCTTTATAGTCGGCTTAGTCGTTCGGGATATCGTCGATGATGAGGATTGACTCATCAGCACCACCTCCCGCTTCGTCTAACGCTTGGGCCTTACGTTTATTCTCAAGCTCCAAGGATTTGATACGTGCTTTTTGCTCTTTCTTATCAAGTGTATCCTTGGCTCCTTCACTGTTTACTATCTTAGATATTAACTCCATGTGACGCGAGCTACCTTTTAAGGCTTTTTGCATTGCTACCAAAAGGAGAGCTGACTCGTAATCGTCCTCAAAACCCATGTCCTGTAGCACTCTAGAGAGCTGAGGATTCGAAACTTTGGAAACAAGTAGAGCCTCAAGCGTCTTTTTCATGTTCGCTTTTCTTTTGCGTGCCTTACCGGAAGCGATACCCGCTTTCCTTGCATTCACTCGGCGTTCTTCGGGCGTTCGCTGTTCATTTGGTATTAAATTATCTGCACCAGCCATCGCCTCACTTCCTTTTCAAATAGTATTCTTAGTTCAATTTAACTGCCGTCTGGCCTGTGTGTTCTTCCCAGCGTTGAATTGTAGCGTCCACATACCGTGGGTCTAGTTCCATGCCAAAATAGGTCCGCCCTAAATCCTCACAAACAATCATAGTCGAACCGGATCCATTAAAGCTATCAAGCACATTCCAGCCTTTTTTACTAGAGTTACGTACCAGCCGTTCAATTAATTTCAACGGCTTCATAGTAGGGTGTAAACCATTTCTTGTCGGTTTATTCTCGTTGATGATAGTTGTAGGAGAGTTAGCCTGCATACGCTCGATATACTCGACAAGCTCTGCCTTCGTCATTTTGTTTAAATCTTCCACATCCTCAATAATAGTTGTTAAGGACCGGTCGTTCACAAAGTAATGTGCTGCGCCCTCTTTCCAGCCATACAAGCAAGGTTCATGTTTCCATTGATAGTCTTGACGGCCTAAAACCAATGTGTTCTTATTCCAGATTAAACATTGTCGTACTGTCCAACCAATGTCAGAGCAGGCACCTCTAAAATTGTAACCCTCTGAATCTGCGTGCCAGATGTAAAATGCCCCCCCCTTCACGTAGAACGGTATCTGCAGCAAAGAACGCGTCTCTCAAAAACTTTCTAAATGACTCATTATCCATACTGTCATTCATGATTGTGAGAGCTTCCTCGGTTCCACCTTCATAGGCTACGTTATACGGCGGGTCAGTAACAATCAAGTCAATCTGTTGTCCGTCTACCAATTTAGCAAGCTGTTCTGGATCAGTAGAATCACCACACATGAGACGGTGTCGTCCAAGTTGGTAGATATCTCCCAGCTTTGCAATTGGTTCCTTGGTTTCTTCGACTTCGAAATCATCCTCTTCAACTTCGGACTCTGGCTCGTAGTAGTCAAATCCGAAATCTTCCATGTCGATATTTACGATGCTTTCAAGCTCTGAGTTCAAAAGCTCAATGTCGAACCCAGAGTTCATAGTCAACTTATTGTGAGCGAGGATGTAAGCGCGTTTCTGTTCATCATCCATGTGAGAAAGACGAATGACTTCAACTTCATCATAGCCTAACTCTTGCAAGGCCTTATAGCGTCCATGTCCCTCAATGATTACATTGTTCTCATCAATCGCGATAGGGTCGTTATTTCCAAACTCCTGGATTGACTTCTTAATTTGTTCAATCTGTTCGCGAGGGTGTAGCTTCGCGTTGTTCTCATATTCAGTTATTTCTGAAATATTGATTTTTTCTATTTTCATTATTAACTCCAAGCACCAAAAAGAGCGCACCTTAACGATGCGCGCTTCTCGGGTTATATGGTCTACTTTGTCCTCGTTGACAAAATATTTCAAGGGGCCTAGTAAGTAGCACCAAACTTACATCATAGGTCACTTTCTTTTTTTGTTTTTTTGCGGTGCTTTTTTATAGCCGGGACAGGAATCGAACCTGTACTTTGCGGGTGAAAAGTCCGCTACTCTAACCGTTGAGTTACCCAGCAACCTACTATAAGGAGACAACCAAATGGCGCAGGTCCTATCTGCTTCATTGGATAATACTATAATACCACTCAATACAGCGCTTTTACTCCCTAATTTCTTTCAATTATCTCCCAGAAATCTGTATTCTAGCAGTTCCCCAGCTTTGTACGCTTCTGCGAATTCTAACAATGCCCGATCCAGCAATCTATAGTATTCACTTTCAGAATATCCAAGACTTGGATAAATAGCCTTGTCTTGTCTAAATCTAACTCTGCAATATCGTTCAATCAAAATCTGCGATAAGTTGAGATCAGACAGTCTATTAATAGCTGATGCCATAAGCTCCAGCTCTTGCTGGGCGCTTACCCGTCTAATAACCATCTGTTCAGTTTGACGGCTGGGAGAACTTGGTGTGCTCTTTGGTTCCAGGGAGTAAGTAGCCGTTACTTTCGGGCTGTATTCTTCACCAGCTATTCTCAAAAGTACGCGGTAGTTTTTTAGGGTATTATCTGCGTTCTCCTTTGTTTTGTTTTTTAGTACTTCACCAAAAAGCATTCAATCCCACCCTTCCATTTCAAAGATTAAATCCAGCGTTTCTAATTTCCGTCTTAAACGGCGCTCTCGCTTGCGTTTCTCATTCCGTCGATAGTTATGATTCTCTTGATAAAATCGTTCCACCACGTCCTCGCTAGACCGTCCTGGGCCTACTTTATCAAGTGACTCTTTCATACATTCGTACAGTAGATCAGTTTCGACAAATCCATTGAATCTCGCGATGATTGCAGACGAAGGCATTCTGTTTTGTTTCTTGTATTTTTCATAACGCGCTCCGTCCTGGTAAGCATTGTGACTTTTCGCAACCTTGAAAAAATCATAGATAGAGTCAAACTCAGCTATCGCCTTGTCCGCTTCCTGGAAAAATTCTTTTTTCAATTCCATCTTTCTCCATCCGTTTTCATCGTGATTAGTTTAGCGTTTGCCATGAGTGTTTCCATCATCTTCTCGTATAAAAGTTCTTCTGGTCTCATGTTACCCTCCAACTCCGTTTTCATCGGCTACCTCTTGTAATTGCCAGGCCATACGCGAATTATAATCATTGTTCAATTTGTTAATTATCACGTCTTGCATTGTGTTTTTTTCTTCGATTTTCTCGAGCTCGTCTTTTTGCGTTTCGATTGTTTGTTGTAGCTCGCTGTTGCTTGTTTCAAGTGTCATGATCCGTGCGTTGAGATTAATACACACCCCGAATAGAACCAAGAAAACAAACGCGACATTTGCGCATACTAGCTTTACATTATTCGTCATTTTCTCGTCCCTCTTTCCACATAGCGAGCCCAATCACTGCGAGGCCACTAAACCACGCAAGCGATAGGAGCCCGAATATAAGTGTTAATAGATCCATTATTTCTCCTCATTCTTCTTGTAAACTAACATTAATTACACCAGTTATTCGATTGCTTTCGATTAACGTCTTTAAACTAGTGTCATCACCAAAACATACCAGCGTTGTTTCTTCTTCCCATTGATTTTTAGTATATGGGTATCTGTTTGGTCGTGTCATTCTGTTACCTCCAGCAATTCCGGATTTTCGTAAACGTTGCCGATAACCTCACAATTAGTA